GATCAGACCCCGAATGGACGGGTCGGCCAGCAATGGCCGGCCCGTCTTCTTTTTCGCCCTGGAGGCCTGCGTGCGCCAGATCACCGTCACGGCAACCTTCGCCTCGACCCATCGGGATCCGAGCGAGGGACCGCATCTTCACGGCCACACCTACAGCGTGTCGGCCACCGAGCTCGGCAACGATGCCGGCGTCAAGTACGAGCTGCTGCCCGACCTCCGGGCGGTCCTCTCCGAGCTTCACCTCCACAGCCTCGACGACATGCTGATCGGAGGCTCCCAGACCCTCGACGGCATCGGGGCCTGGATCATGGAGCGCCTCCTGTCCAGGCACCCGCGCCTGGTCAGGGTTGACATGCACACGGCCGACCAGCCGGACGTGCTGATCAGCGTGCTCCGGGAGATCCGCTAGGCCCAGGACTTTCCTCGAACGATGTGAGACACGTTGGACTGGCCCATGCCGACCTCGCGGGCGATGTCAACCTGACGCCAGCCCAGCGAGAACAGGCGGAGTACCTCTTCACGGCGGGCCCGTCGCTCGGGAGTCCGCATGCCGGATCTGTCTCCGAGAAGGCCCGGCGGTCGTCCGCCGCGACCCTTCTGGGCCATATCGAGGGCGTTCTCGTGGTGAGTCCCCAGGAACAGGTGCTCCGGGTTCACGCATGGGGGGTTGTCGCAGCGGTGGCATACCTCAAGGCCTTCGGGGATCGGTCCCACCAGGAGCTCGTAGGCGAACCGATGGGCTCGAGTGGACCGGTTCTTGACGCTCAACTGACCATAACCACCGGACTTGAGGCAGGAACCAGTCCAGAGCCAACAGGTCTCGGTCTTCTCGACCTTCTCCCAGAAGCGTTCAACGGGGTCTCGAGCAGACGGCATGGAGGGAGAATATCACTCTGAACACCAAGTATGACTACGACGCCTTCGAGCGTGAATACGTCGCCGGGGACATGTCCCTGCGCGAGCTCGCCCACAGCCACGGGATCGCCAATCACTCGGTCATCACCGAGCAGGCGAAGCGCCGCAACTGGGTCAAGAAGCGCGCCGACTACCGCGAGGGCGCGTCCGAGAAGGCCGTCGTCTACATGGCCGACGCCGAGGGGATGCGCCGCGCCCGCGAGGCCGTGGTCCGCGACCACGCCATCGAGGCCATCGACCGGGCCATCCTCAAGCTCATGGCCGACATGGCCGACACGGTCAAGAGCGTCCAGGACGACGGCACCGTGATCGACACGGGCATTCCGATCATGCGGATCAAGCCCGCCGACGTGGCCGCGCTGATCGACCGCCTCCAGGTCCTGTTCAACCGCCCGTCGAGCATCACCGAGGAGCGCAGTCTTGGCATCAGCCTCTCTGCTAGCGGAGTCGGAACCGACATTCTTCGAGGCATTGTTGAGGCAACTCGAGGCCTTGGGGCCTCGGGAGCTGAACGATCTCCGATCCCTCGTCTTAGTCGATCTGGCGAGAACTGACAGCGTAGACGCGGTCCTCGCCTACGGCGAGCTCGTCTTCGGGTACGTCCCGGCCCAGCACCACCGAGACATGGTCGCGGAGACGCTCGAGGCGATCCTCTACCGCGAGAACGAGATCTACCTCCTGCCGCGTGGCGGGGCGAAGACCACCTGGGACAACACGATCCTGTGCTGCTGGCTGGTCGGGAAGTTCCCCGACATCCGCATCGGGATGGTGTCCAACACCGACACCCAGGCCAAGGACTTCAGCCGGGCGGTCAAGTACACGATCCAGTCCAACCCGGCACACCGCCTGGTCTTCCCTGACTCGATGCCCTCGGGCGAGAAGTGGACCGACAAGGAGTGGCTCTGCGCCGGCAGCCGCTGGCTCGGCTCCAAGGACGTGACGATGTTCGCCGTCGGGGTCGGCGGCGCGATCATCAGCAAGCGGTTCGACCTCCTGCTCCTCGACGACATCCTGGACGAGGAGAACACCCAGACCATCGACCAGCAGGAAGGCGTCGAGATCTGGTTCAAGAAGACCCTCAAGCCCTGCCTGGCCCCCGACGGGGTGGTCGTCGCCATCGGCACCCGCTGGGGTGAGGGCGACCTGTACGAGAAGTTCATGGAGCCCACCGCCGACGGCGGCTTCGGGTGGCGCTACCACATCGTCTCGGCGCTCACGACCGACGACCAGGGCCAGCTCGTGTCGTACTGGCCCAGCTACTGGCCCGTCGAACGGCTCCTCAAGGAGCGCGAGGAGATGGGATCGCCCCTCTTCTCCTGCGCCTACCAGAACGACATCTCGGGCCTGCTCAAGGGCAACATCTTCCACGGCCCGTTCGACCACTTCAGCGTCCTCCCCGAGGGCCACCAGTACACGCTCCGCATGGGTGTTGACCTGGCGAGCTCCACCCGGGAGCGCGCTGACTTCACCGCCCGCGTGACGACGGCCGAGGACATGTGCCAGCAGGGCTGCGCCCTCAAGGGCATGTTCTACGTCCTCTCGTCCTACCAGGACCGCCGCGAGTCCCACCACGCCGAGTTCGTCCACGACGGCTGGATGGCCTACCCCAACATCGGCCTGGTGCTCGTCGAGAAGGTCCAGTTCCAGTCCACCCTGGTCCAGACGGTCATGGAGGACTACCCCCGCATCCCGATCCAGGGCAAGCCGGTGGACGGCGACAAGACGACCCGGGGACGGGGCGTGGCCGCCAGGTACGAGGCCCACAAGGTCCTCCACCACATCTCCCTGCGTGGATCCGCGTTCGAGACCCAGCTCCTCGCCTTCCCCAAGGGCCACGACGACCTCGTGGATGCCCTGGGGTACTCGATGGACCTGGGTGGCGACACCTTCATCTACGGCAGCGTCAAGTCGAGGTAGCTGTGTTCGCGACCCCCCAGCCCATCGAGCTCGAGTTCAGGGACGGCAAGCGCCCCGTGCCCGAGTACCTCGCCGCGATCATGGCTGGCCTCGAGACGCACCGGATGACCTACGAAGAGGCCGTGCAGACCGCCAACCGGCGCATGGAGGCCGATCACCTCAACGCCAAGCGAGACGAGATCCTCGCGGCGCACTTCCGGGAGCTCCGCTGATGGGGATCATCACTGACTTTCTGACGCGCTCGTATCGGACGAGCCCCAAGAACCTCCCGCCGGGGAGCAGCTCCCTGATCTTCCAGGAGCGCGGACGGGTCGGGAAGACATCGGGTGCCCTGTTCCGCAACTGGGCCGAGCACAGCGAGTGGGTCCGGGCGGCGGTCAACATCCGCAAGGCACAGGTCAGCTCCGCCGAGTGGGACATCGTCCCGTTCAACCAGGAGGAGAAGTTCGATGAGGGTCTCGCGAAGGAGCTCCGCGACCTCTTCAACCGGCCCAACCTGGCGGTGGAGTCCTTCCGCTCGTGGGTGGAGCCCATCCTCGAGGACATCCTCGTTCTCGACGCCGGCACCATCGAGAAGGAGCGGACCCTGGGTGGCGAGGTCGCCTATCTGCATGCTGTGGACGGGGCCAAGATCCGCGTCAACAGCATGTGGGACGGCAGCCCCGACGAGCCCCGCTACTGGTGGGTCCCCACGCCAACCTACGAGGTCGCGTTCCGCAACGAGGACCTCATCTACATCATGGCGAACCCTCGGACCTACTCCGTCCTGGGGCTTTCTCCGCTTGAGACCCTGAAGCTGACCATCGACTCCGAAGTCAACGGGTCGATGTACAACAGCCGCCAGGTCACCAACGCCGCCCCCGACGGCCTGCTGGACCTGGGCGAGGGAGCTCGCCCCGAGCAGATCGAGGGCTTCAAGTCCTACTGGACCTCCGAGGTCGCCGGCAAGGGGGCGATGGCCTTCATCGGCGGCACCAAGGGAGCCAAGTTCGTCCCCTTCCGGGGCTCCAACCGGGAGATGCAGTACCAGGAGTGGCTCAACTACCTGGTGCGGAAGATCGCCGCCGTGTACGCGATCTCGCCGCAGGACCTGGGCCTCACCTTCGACATCAACCGGGCCACGGCAGAGAGCCAGCAGGAGATGACCGAAGACCGTGGTCTTCGCCCGCTGCTCGCGCTCGTGCAGGACTACTTCACGCGGGAGATCGTCTGGGACGAGAGCTACGGAGGCACCAAGAACAACCTCGCCTTCCGCTTCACGCGGCTGAACATCAAGGAGTCCATGTCCAAGGCCAACATCAACAAGTTGGCGCTCGCGGGCATGCCTTGGAAGCCGGTGAACGAGGCGCGGCTGGATGAGGGCCGCCCCCCGCTCGGAGACCCGAACGACCCCGAGAACCCCTACAACAAGCTCATGGCGAACACCCCCCTTGGTGTCGTGACCGTCGATGACGTGCTCTCGGCCAAGGAGGTCGCGACTCCTCCGCCCGCCCCGGCGCAGTCGAAGCCATCGAGCCCCAAGAAGGCGCTGACGCCCCAGGAGATGCTCCTCGAGGGCGTGAAGGCCAACCAGGACGAGATCGCTCGGATCCTGGGCGAGATGACCTCCTCCAATCCCATGGAGGCCACCGCTGACCAATCCCATGGTCGAGAAAGCTAGAGGAAGACCATGGCAGCCACCCTCGTTCTCTCGGTCAAGACCGGCTCTGCCGGCGGGTCCTTCGCGGACGCCGTCACTGGCGTGGACCTGATCAGCGCCGACAACAGCACCAACGACATCACCAACCGCCAGGCGAACCCGATCACCGTGGGAACCAACTCCTACGAGAAGTGGATCGCCCTCAAGATCACGGTCACCCCGGCCAACTACGTTCGCAGCTTCCAGGTCTGGTTCAACAGCTCGGTGGCCGCGAATACCACGCTGTACATGACCGGGGCCTATGTGACGTACCAGCAGGGCACGACCGTCGCCTCGACCATCGCCAACGCGAACGCCGTGACCTACACCGCCGGCAACAAGGCGGTCTGGGACCTCACGACCTACACCGCCGCGAACACCGCGTCGTACACCAAGTTCCTGGTCGTCCAGCTCGCCGTCGGCGCGGCTTCTGG